GTGACATGTTCCGAGCCCGGCTGGACCTTTACCGGCAGATTGCCGAAGAGCTTGGCGCCTACCCGCAGCGGCAGACCCCGCCGGTCCATACTGGCGCCAGGGTCACGTACGTCATCGAGGCGGCAGAAGAGGGAGACCTCCAGTGACATCACTAAATCTTGGGCAGTATGGCAAGTTCTTTACCGCAGTCGCAGGACTTGCCCTGACCGTCCTGACGCAGAAGTATGGGAGCGCTACCTGGCTGCCGTACGTGGTTGCGGTTGCGAGCGCCCTCGGTGTGTACGGCGTTGCCAATACCCCCAAGACCCTGCAGGTCAAGGGCGAGCAGGTCTCAACCCCGCTCCAGCCGGTGACGTTGAGCAGCCAGTTGTCTGACGCAGAAGTTGCCGCGATCCGCGCAAAGCTTGCCGAGCTGTACCCGGCCCCCGTCCAGTCGACAGGGACGATGAGCCTACCTGGGCTTCAGGTTCAGCAGGCGCAAGGTGATTTTGAATCAACCCCGGTCCAGACCCAGCCGGTCTCAGATCCAGCCTCGCAAGCTGGTCAGGCGACTATTGCCACGGAGACGGCCAATAAGGGGACATGAGCGGTGGGACGTTCGTAACAAAACCAGAAAGCGAAATCTGCCGCGCGTACTTGCGCGGCTGTACCGGGCAACCGGAAATTCGCATTCACTGTAATACCGAGGGCACCGACGTAACGGTCTGCCGGAATTGCGCAAGCGTATGGCGCGCGAACGCGACGGCGCAGGGGCTGTATGATCGGTGCCCATTGTGCGCAACCTGGAAGCCGGCATATGCCGCGCACCGCGAGGCGCCAGCTGCTCAGATCCTGCTGACAGGAGCGGCGGCCGACGCGATCGAGCATGCTATGCACGCAGAGGGCCTGCTATTGGACGTTAGGACGCAAGTTCTGCGCCGACTGGCTAAGGAAGCGCCCTGGTTGTTCGCGGCTGCTCCTCCTCCCGAGCCTGATGTCTACGTCGCGAAATACTTTGACGGTTCAGAGGTTAGGATTCCACTGTCGTGACGGCCACGAAGCAGAGGACAGGCGGCAAGGAGCATCGTTATGCTCCGAGAGGTTCCTGCCGCAAGATCCTCAGCTGTCGTGACTCAGAGGTCTTGATTGCTGGACCGGCCGGTACGGGCAAAAGCCGCGCCTGTATGGAGAAGCTCCACGCGATGTGCCTGTTGAATCCTGGCATGCGTGGCTTGATTGCCCGCAAGAGCGCGACATCCCTCTCATCGACTGCGCTGGTGACGTGGCGACGATTTGTCGCAGCGGAGGCCATCGAGGCGGGGGATGTCGTCTATTATGGTGGCAGCGGGCAGGAGCCCGCGAGCTACCAGTACAAGAATGGCTCGGTCGTCGTGATTGGCGGACTGGACAAGGTTTCCAAGATTATGTCCGCCGAGTATGACGTGATCTATATCCAGGAAGCGACTGAGCTGACCGAGAATGACTGGGAAGCACTGACGACCCGCCTCAGAAACTGGCGGGTTTCTTTTCAGCAGCTCATAGCTGACTGTAACCCAAGCCACCCGGATCACTGGCTCAAGCTCCGGGCCGACCGTGGCGTTACGACCATGTTCGCGAGCGTCCACGAAGAGAACCCCGTTCTGTTCAAGCCAGATGGCACGCTAACGCAGAACGGCAAGGACTATATGAAGAAGCTGGATTCCTTGACTGGAGTCCGGTACAAGCGACTTCGCTTGGGTCTCTGGGTGGCGGCCGAGGGCGTCATCTATGAAGAGTACAGCTCCACGATGCACCTGATCGACTCCGTGCCGGTCCACACCGCCCACAGCGACCCCAACGGAATCCCGATGGAGTGGACGCGGTACTGGGCCGTTGACTTCGGGTACACAAACCCGTTTGTGCTTCAGTGTTGGGCGGAAGATCCTGATGGACGACTGTACCTGTACCGCGAGATTTACCACACGCAGAGAACGGTCGATCAGCACGCCAGGAAGATTCTCAGTCTCGTGCTCAATGAGCGTGGTGCATGGCGCGAGCCGAAGCCCCGTGCGATCATATGTGATCATGACGCTGAGGGCCGGGCTGTCCTGGAACGAGAACTACGTATGGCTGTTGAACCAGCCCACAAGTCGGTCCTGGAAGGAATTGAGGCAGTTCAGGTACGACTTCGCCCGACTGAGCAAGGACCACGCATTCTACTTCTGAGGAATGCCTTGGTCGAGGAAGACCCAGAGCTTCGTGAGTCGGGCCGACCGACTTGTACCATTGATGAGATTCCTGGCTACGTCTGGTCGAACAAGAAAAAGGAAGAGCCTGTCAAGGAAGACGACCACGGCTGTGACGCGATGCGCTATATGGCGGCCTACAAGGACTTTGGCATCCGTGTGCTCTTCCGGAGCTTCGGCGTTGATGGGGTGTATCGATGAACGTACCTGCGAATGAGCAAGAGCTGATCCGGCTCGCCGCCACCGTGAAGCCGGGCGACACCCTTGTCGTTACTTTCGACCATAAGCTACGTGATGATGATGCCCATGAGCTATTGAGTCGCTGGAGTGAAATGGTGCCTGGCGTCAAGCTGGTCATTCTGCCCGAGGTCACCGACATGGCGGTGATCAGCGAATGAGATTTGATGAAGTCTGGATCGGGCACAAGCAGCTGGAGAAGACCGCAAATCTTGCGATTCAGACGCACGGCAACTATGGCACGGCAGTCGAGATCGGCGCTTGGCAGGGATTGTCGACTTGCCACATCGCGCGGGCGATCGAGCCCGACATCCTGCACGTTGTTGATCACTGGCTCGGCAGCGATGATATGCCCCCGGACATCCGCACCCGTGACAACTACAGCATCTTCCTGGAGAACATGCGAGGAGCGACGGCCGGCAATTTCAAGGTGCACAAGATGGACTGGCGCGATTGGGTCAAGGAATGGGATGAGCCGATTCGGTTCCTTCACCTTGATGCCGGGCACACCACGGAAGAGGTCGCGGACAACCTACAGGCGCTTCTCCCGCTGGCTACGCCGAAAGCAATCTTCTGCGGTGATGACTGGAGCTGGCCGACCGTCCGCGAGGGCGTTCTCAAGATTTTCAAGCCCGAGATGGTCCATACTTTCCTCAATAAGCTCTGGTGGGTGAAATTCTGATGACTACCATCCAGATTCCGGTCCCTGACGGTAATACCGTCAAAAATGCCGCCAGGAAGCTCGGAATTGCGCTGCAGGCGCTTCTAGTGGTTGCAGGGGCCCATTCCCGCCCAGTTCGCAGTAATTTGGTGGATCATGGGTATACTTTGGTGGGATTTGGGTGTATCTCTGGGGCATCCTTCCTACATTCGGCCTTTACTGGGCTGCTAGTAACGGGTATTTTGCTGCTTATTTTCGAGTGGAAGGTGAGCGACTTATGACTACTCCGGAGACACAGCCAAGGCGACAGTACATTGTCCACGGAAGCTGGACTCTCAACCGCATTCTGATCTTCATCGGTGCGGTCCTGTTCTTCATCGCCGCGATCGTCGCGGACGGCGCCAACGTCCTCAACACGCCGATGTGGGCCTGGGCGTTCTGGGGCTTCTCGGCATGGTTGCTTGCGGGGGCGGTATAGAGTATGCCTAAGTCCCTGATCACCAAAATTCAGAATCTGGCGAGGCCGATTCCCTTCAATAGCCAGTGGAACGCCAGCGGCGGCCTCTACGGCTCGGGAATGCAGGATCGGTTTACCCAGCTTCAGGCCATGGGGATGCAGGGAACGTTGTACGCGATTGTTCAGTTGCTCTCGACGGGTAGTCAGAGTCAGGGCGGCTGGAGGATGTACCGGAAGAACCAGGACGGGCGCGTCCGGTATGCCGATACCGACCATACGGTAGACCAGCGTCAGGAAGTGCTGAGGCACCAGGCGCTGAAGTTGTGGAACCGGCCGAACCCATTTATGACCGGGGCCGACTTCCGTGAGATCGGCTGGCAGCACATGGAGCTGGCTGGTGAGTGGTACTGGGTGATGAACCGGGGGCCGTCTGGCAAGGGTGTACCGATCGAGATGTGGCCGGTGCGGCCCGACCGGATGGAGCCTGTTCCTGACAAGCAGGAATATTTGCTTGGCTGGGTGTACACCGGGCCGAACGGCGAGGCCGTCCCCCTGAGTCGTGATGAAGTCATCCAGGTCAAGTACCCGCACCCATCAGACCCCTATCGAGGTCTCAGTGCCTGCCAGTCTATTCTTGTCGACATTGACGCTGCCAAGTACAGTGCCGAGTGGTCTCGAAACTTTTTCCTTAACTCAGCGCAACCAGGCGGCATTGTTGTCTTCGGCAAGCGACTCAGTGATGACGAGTTCCTGGAGTTCACCGAGCGCTGGCGAGAGCAGCACCAGGGCGTAGCTCGCGGCCACCGGGTCGGCGTTCTTGAGCAGGGTGCCGAGTGGATTCCGAATACGTACTCAATTAAGGACATGCAGTTTCCCGAGTTGCGTCAGGTGACGAGCGACATGATCCGGCAGGCATACCGGATTCACCAGGCCATGCTCGGGGATAGCACAGACGTAAACCGCGCCAATGCACAAACCGCCGAGGAAGTCCATGTTTCTTGGCAGGAGGTTCCGAGACTTCGCCGTCAGCGAAATGTGTTGAATAATCCCTACCTTGAGTGCTTTGGGGATACTGGCCAGGGAGTCGAGTTTGATTATGAAAACCCGTTCCCGGCCAGTAGCGATGAAGTCAACGATGAACTGACGGCGAAGTCAAAGGCGGCCCAGCTTTTGGTCGAGGCCGGTTGGGACCCGGACGATGTTCTACAGATGGTCGGGATTCCGAAGATGCGGTTCAAGGGCCCAGCGATACCGAGGGGCAATCCTCCTGGGGCTCCGAGGCCATCCGTAACTGGTCCGACTGAGCCGAAGGCAATTCCGGCCGGCCAGGAGCCGCAAGCGCACTACACGTACGACTTGGGCGATATGTTCAAGGAAGCCTTTTCCGAAATGAAGCACAACGGTCACAAAAGAGAGGATGAGATGGTATGAGTCGCACTCCATGGCGCACGGTCCAGCGGCAGTGGGCTCTACATCAGGGTGGCAACAACACCTGGTACCGGATCAAGAATCAGATCAACGGACCTACTCAGCTCCACATCTACGATGAGATTGGGTACTTCGGCGTCAGCGCCAAGGATCTCATTAGGGATCTGGCTGACGTGAATGGCCCCCTTGAGCTGCATCTTAACTCTCCGGGCGGCGAGGTGCACGAAGGCATCGCCATCTACAACACCCTGATGTCGAGGAACGACGTGACAATCATGGTCGATGGCATCGCCGCCTCGATCGCGAGCGTCATCGCTATGGCCGGCAACCCGATCCTGATCGCCAGGACGGCCCAGATGATGGTG